ATGACGTATAGGTGTTGGCTCTATGCCTTGGCATTTGTATTGTCAGGAGCTGTGACCATTGGCACAGCCCAAAACTTGCTGCACAGAAACACCCTTCTGTGATAGCCTCCTTCAGGGGAGCTTAGGGTTTGTCCCTAGCACCTTGCTTCCGGAGTTGCACTGCTTTACGGTCTCTCCACCCCTTTAACCATGTCTGGGATACTTGATCGGTGCACGTGTACCCCCAATGCCAGGGTGTTTATGGCGGAGGGCCAAGTCTACTGCACACGATGCCTCAGTGCACGGTCTCTCCTTCCCCTGAACCTCCAAGTTTCTGAGCTCGGGGTGCTAGGCCTATTCTACAGGCCCGAAGAGCCACTCCGGTGGACGTTGCCACGTGCATTCCCCACTGTTGAGTGCTCCCCCGCCGGGGCCTGCTGGCTTTCTGCAATCTTTCCAATCGCACGAATGACCAGTGGAAACCTGAACTTCCAACAAAGAATGGTACGGGTCGCAGCTGAGCTTTACAGAGCCGGCCAGCTCACCCCTGCAGTCTTGAAGGCTCTACAAGTTTATGAACGGGGTTGCCGCTGGTACCCCATTGTTGGACCTGTCCCTGGAGTGGCCGTTTTCGCCAATTCCCTACATGTGAGTGATAAACCTTTCCCGGGAGCAACTCACGTGTTGACCAACCTGCCGCTCCCGCAGAGACCCAAGCCTGAAGACTTTTGCCCCTTTGAGTGTGCTATGGCTACTGTCTATGACATTGGTCATGACGCCGTCATGTATGTGGCCGAAAGGAAAGTCTCCTGGGCCCCTCGTGGCGGGGATGAAGTGAAATTTGAAGCTGTCCCCGGGGAGTTGAAGTTGATTGCGAACCGGCTCCGCACCTCCTTCCCGCCCCACCACACAGTGGACATGTCTAAGTTCGCCTTCACAGCCCCTGGGTGTGGTGTTTCTATGCGGGTCGAACGCCAACACGGCTGCCTTCCCGCTGACACTGTCCCTGAAGGCAACTGCTGGTGGAGCTTGTTTGACTTGCTTCCACTGGAAGTTCAGAACAAAGAAATTCGCCATGCTAACCAATTTGGCTACCAGACCAAGCATGGTGTCTCTGGCAAGTACCTACAGCGGAGGCTGCAAGTTAATGGTCTCCGAGCAGTAACTGACCTAAACGGACCTATCGTCGTACAGTACTTCTCCGTTAAGGAGAGTTGGATCCGCCATTTGAAACTGGCGGGAGAACCCAGCTACTCTGGGTTTGAGGACCTCCTCAGAATAAGGGTTGAGCCTAACACGTCGCCATTGGCTGACAAGGAAGAAAAAATTTTCCGGTTTGGCAGTCACAAGTGGTACGGCGCTGGAAAGAGAGCAAGAAAAGCACGCTCTTGTGCGACTGCTACAGTCGCTGGCCGCGCTTTGTCCGTTCGTGAAACCCGGCAGGCCAAGGAGCACGAGGTTGCCGGCGCCAACAAGGCTGAGCACCTCAAACACTACTCCCCGCCTGCCGAAGGGAATTGTGGTTGGCACTGCATTTCCGCCATCGCCAACCGGATGGTGAATTCCAAATTTGAAACCACCCTTCCCGAAAGAGTGAGACCTCCAGATGACTGGGCTACTGACGAGGATCTTGTGAATGCCATCCAAATCCTCAGACTCCCTGCGGCCTTAGACAGGAACGGTGCTTGTACTAGCGCCAAGTACGTACTTAAGCTGGAAGGTGAGCATTGGACTGTCACTGTGACCCCTGGGATGTCCCCTTCTTTGCTCCCTCTTGAATGTGTTCAGGGCTGTTGTGGGCACAAGGGCGGTCTTGGTTCCCCAGATGCAGTCGAGGTCTCCGGATTTGACCCTGCCTGCCTTGACCGGCTGGCTGAGGTGATGCACCTGCCTAGCAGTGCTATCCCAGCCGCTCTGGCCGAAATGTCTGGCGATTCCGATCGTTCGGCTTCTCCGGTCACCACCGTGTGGACTGTTTCGCAGTTCTTTGCCCGTCACAGCGGAGGGAATCACCCTGACCAAGTGCGCTTAGGGAAAATTATCAGCCTTTGTCAGGTGATTGAGGACTGCTGCTGTTCCCAGAACAAAACCAACCGGGTCACCCCGGAGGAGGTCGCAGCAAAGATTGACCTGTACCTCCGTGGTGCAACAAATCTTGAAGAATGCTTGGCCAGGCTTGAGAAAGCGCGCCCGCCACGCGTAATCGACACCTCCTTTGATTGGGATGTTGTGCTCCCTGGGGTTGAGGCGGCAACCCAGACGATCAAGCTGCCCCAGGTCAACCAGTGTCGTGCTCTGGTCCCTGTTGTGACTCAAAAGTCCTTGGACAACAACTCGGTCCCCCTGACCGCCTTTTCACTGGCTAACTACTACTACCGTGCGCAAGGTGACGAAGTTCGTCACCGTGAAAGACTAACCGCCGTGCTCTCCAAGTTGGAAAAGGTTGTTCGAGAAGAATATGGGCTCATGCCAACCGAGCCTGGTCCACGGCCCACACTGCCACGCGGGCTCGACGAACTCAAAGACCAGATGGAGGAGGACTTGCTGAAACTGGCTAACGCCCAGACGACTTCGGACATGATGGCCTGGGCAGTCGAGCAGGTTGACCTAAAAACTTGGGTCAAGAACTACCCGCGGTGGACACCACCACCCCCTCCGCCAAAAGTTCAGCCTCGAAAAACGAAGCCTGTCAAGAGCTTGCCGGAGAGAAAGCCTGTCCCCGCCCCGCGCAGGAAGGTTGGGTCCGATTGTGGCAGCCCGGTTTCATTAGGCGGCGATGTCCCTAACAGTTGGGAAGATTTGGCTGTTAGTAGCCCCTTTGATCTCCCGACCCCACCTGAGCCGGCAACACCTTCAAGTGAGCTGGTGATTGTGTCCTCACCGCAATGCATCTTCAGGCCGGCGACACCCTTGAGTGAGCCGGCTCCAATTCCCGCACCTCGCGGAACTGTGTCTCGACCGGTGACACCCTTGAGTGAGCCGATCCCTGTGCCCGCACCGCGGCGTAAGTTTCAGCAGGTGAAAAGATTGAGTTCGGCGGCGGCAATCCCACCGTACCAGGACGAGCCCCTGGATTTGTCTGCTTCCTCACAGACTGAATATGAGGCCTCTCCCCCAGCACCGCCGCAGAGCGGGGGCGTTCTGGGAGTAGAGGGGCATGAAGCTGAGGAAACCCTGAGTGAAATCTCGGACATGTCGGGTAACATTAAACCTGCGTCCGTGTCATCAAGCAGCTCCTTGTCCAGCGTGAGAATCACACGCCCAAAATACTCAGCTCAAGCCATCATCGACTCGGGCGGGCCCTGCAGTGGGCATCTCCAAGAGGTAAAGGAAACATGCCTTAGTGTCATGCGCGAGGCATGTGATGCGACTAAGCTTGATGACCCTGCTACGCAGGAATGGCTTTCTCGCATGTGGGATCGGGTGGACATGCTGACTTGGCGCAACACGTCTGTTTACCAGGCGATTTGCACCTTAGATGGCAGGTTAAAGTTCCTCCCAAAAATGATACTCGAGACACCGCCGCCCTATCCGTGTGAGTTTGTGATGATGCCTCACACGCCTGCACCTTCCGTAGGTGCGGAGAGCGACCTTACCATTGGCTCAGTTGCTACTGAAGATGTTCCACGCATCCTCGAGAAAATAGAAAATGTCGGCGAGATGGCCAACCAGGGACCCTTGGCCTTCTCCGAGGATAAACCGGTAGATGACCAACTTGTCAACGACCCCCGGATATCGTCGCGGAGGCCTGACGAGAGCACATCAGCTCCGTCCGCAGGCACAGGTGGCGCCGGCTCTTTTACCGATTTGCCGCCTTCAGATGGCGCGGATGCGGACGGGGGGGGGCCGTTTCGGACGGTAAAAAGAAAAGCTGAAAGGCTCTTTGACCAACTGAGCCGTCAGGTTTTTGACCTCGTCTCCCATCTCCCTGTTTTCTTCTCACGCCTTTTCTACCCTGGCGGTGGTTATTCTCCGGGTGATTGGGGTTTTGCAGCTTTTACTCTATTGTGCCTCTTTTTATGTTACAGTTACCCAGCCTTTGGTATTGCTCCCCTCTTGGGTGTGTTTTCTGGGTCTTCTCGGCGCGTTCGAATGGGGGTTTTTGGCTGCTGGTTGGCTTTTGCTGTTGGTCTGTTCAAGCCTGTGTCCGACCCAGTCGGCGCTGCTTGTGAGTTTGACTCGCCAGAGTGTAGAAACATCCTTCATTCTTTTGAGCTTCTCAAACCTTGGGACCCTGTTCGCAGCCTTGTTGTGGGCCCCGTCGGTCTCGGTCTTGCCATTCTTGGCAGGTTACTGGGCGGGGCACGCTGCATCTGGCACTTTTTGCTTAGGCTTGGCATTGTTGCAGACTGTATCTTGGCTGGAGCTTACGTGCTTTCTCAAGGTAGGTGTAAAAAGTGCTGGGGATCTTGTATAAGAACTGCTCCTAATGAGGTCGCTTTTAACGTGTTTCCTTTCACACGTGCGACCAGGTCGTCACTTATCGACCTGTGCGATCGGTTTTGTGCGCCAAAAGGAATGGACCCCATTTTTCTCGCCACTGGGTGGCGCGGGTGCTGGGCCGGCCGAAGCCCCATTGAGCAACCCTCTGAAAAACCCATCGCGTTTGCCCAATTGGATGAAAAGAAGATTACGGCTAGGACTGTGGTCGCCCAGCCTTATGACCCCAACCAAGCCGTAAAGTGCTTGCGGGTATTGCAGTCGGGTGGGGCGATGGTGGCTAAGGCGGTCCCAAAAGTGGTCAAGGTTTCCGCTGTTCCATTCCGAGCCCCCTTCTTTCCCACTGGAGTGAAAGTTGACCCTGATTGCAGGGTCGTGGTTGACCCTGACACTTTCACTGCAGCTCTCCGGTCTGGCTACTCCACCACAAACCTCGTCCTTGGTGTAGGGGACTTTGCCCAGCTGAATGGATTAAAAATCAGGCAAATTTCCAAGCCTTCAGGGGGAGGCCCACATCTCATGGCTGCCCTGCATGTTGCCTGCTCGATGGCTCTGCACATGCTTGCTGGGATTTATGTGACTGCGGTGGGTTCTTGCGGCACCGGCACCAACGACCCGTGGTGCGCTAACCCGTTTGCCGTCCCTGGCTACGGACCTGGCTCTCTCTGCACGTCCAGGTTGTGCATTTCCCAACACGGCCTTACCCTGCCCTTGACAGCACTTGTGGCGGGATTCGGTATTCAAGAAATTGCCTTGGTCGTTTTGATTTTTGTTTCCATCGGAGGCATGGCTCATAGGTTGAGCTGTAAGGCTGACATGCTGTGTGTTTTGCTTGCAATTGCCAGCTATGTTTGGGTACCTCTTACCTGGTTGCTTTGTGTGTTTCCTTGCTGGTTGCGCTGTTTTTCTTTGCACCCCCTCACCATCCTATGGTTGGTGTTTTTCTTGATTTCTGTGAATATGCCTTCAGGAATCTTGGCCATGGTGTTGTTGGTTTCTCTTTGGCTTCTTGGTCGTTATACTAATGTTGCTGGCCTTGTCACCCCCTACGACATTCATCATTACACCAGTGGCCCCCGCGGTGTTGCCGCCTTGGCTACCGCACCAGATGGGACCTACTTGGCCGCTGTCCGCCGCGCTGCGTTGACTGGCCGCACCATGCTGTTTACCCCGTCCCAGCTTGGGTCTCTTCTTGAGGGTGCTTTCAGAACTCGAAAGCCCTCACTGAACACCGTCAATGTGATCGGGTCCTCCATGGGCTCTGGCGGGGTGTTTACCATCGACGGGAAAGTCAAGTGCGTAACTGCCGCACATGTCCTTACGGGCAATTCAGCTCGGGTTTCCGGGGTCGGCTTCAATCAAATGCTTGACTTTGACGTAAAGGGAGATTTCGCTATAGCTGATTGCCCGAATTGGCAAGGGGCTGCCCCCAAGACCCAATTCTGCACGGATGGATGGACTGGCCGTGCCTATTGGCTAACATCCTCTGGCGTCGAACCCGGCGTCATTGGAAAAGGATTCGCCTTCTGCTTCACCGCATGTGGCGATTCCGGGTCCCCAGTGATCACCGAGGCCGGTGAGCTTGTCGGCGTTCACACGGGATCGAATAAACAAGGGGGGGGCATTGTTACGCGCCCCTCAGGCCAGTTTTGTAATGTGGCACCCATCAAGCTAAGCGAATTAAGTGAATTCTTTGCTGGGCCTAAGGTCCCGCTCGGTGATGTGAAGGTCGGCAGCCACATAATTAAAGACATAAGCGAGGTGCCTTCAGATCTTTGTGCCTTGCTTGCTGCCAAACCTGAACTGGAAGGAGGCCTCTCCACCGTCCAACTTCTTTGTGTGTTTTTTCTCCTGTGGAGAATGATGGGACATGCCTGGACGCCCTTGGTTGCTGTGAGTTTCTTTATTTTGAATGAGGTTCTCCCAGCCGTCCTGGTCCGGAGTGTTTTCTCCTTTGGAATGTTTGTGCTATCCTGGCTCACGCCATGGTCTGCGCAAGTTCTGATGATCAGGCTTCTGACAGCAGCTCTTAACAGGAACAGATGGTCACTTGCCTTTTTCAGCCTCGGTGCAGTGACCGGTTTTGTCGCAGATCTTGCGGCCACTCAGGGGCATCCGTTGCAGGCAGTGATGAATTTGAGCACCTATGCATTCCTGCCTCGGATGATGGTTGTGACCTCACCAGTCCCAGTGATCACGTGTGGTGTCGTGCACCTACTTGCCATCATTTTGTACTTGTTTAAGTACCGTGGCCCGCACCATATCCTTGTTGGCGATGGAGTGTTCTCTGCGGCTTTCTTCTTGAGATACTTTGCCGAGGGAAAGTTGAGGGAAGGGGTGTCGCAATCCTGCGGAATGAATCATGAGTCTCTGACTGGTGCCCTCGCTATGAGACTCAATGACGAGGACTTGGATTTCCTTATGAAATGGACTGATTTTAAGTGCTTTGTTTCTGCGTCCAACATGAGGAATGCAGCGGGTCAATTTATCGAGGCTGCCTATGCTAAAGCACTTAGAGTAGAACTGGCCCAGTTGGTGCAGGTTGATAAAGTTCGAGGTACTTTGGCCAAACTTGAAGCTTTTGCTGATACCGTGGCACCTCAACTCTCGCCCGGTGACATTGTTGTCGCTCTCGGCCACACGCCTGTTGGCAGTATCTTCGACCTAAAGGTTGGTAGCACCAAGCATACCCTCCAAGCCATTGAGACCAGAGTCCTTGCTGGGTCCAAAATGACCGTGGCGCGCGTCGTCGACCCGACCCCCACGCCCCCACCCGCACCCGTGCCCATCCCCCTCCCACCGAAAGTTCTGGAGAATGGCCCCAACGCTTGGGGGGATGAGGACCGTTTGAATAAGAAGAAGAGGCGCAGGATGGAAGCCCTCGGCATCTATGTTATGGGCGGGAAAAAGTACCAGAAATTTTGGGACAAGAATTCCGGTGATGTGTTTTATGAGGAGGTCCATAATAACACAGATGAGTGGGAGTGTCTCAGAGTTGGCGACCCTGCCGACTTTGACCCTGAGAAGGGAACTCTGTGTGGACATGTCACCATTGAAAACAAGGCTTACCATGTTTACACCTCCCCATCTGGTAAGAAGTTCTTGGTCCCCGTCAACCCAGAGAATGGAAGAGTTCAATGGGAAGCTGCAAAGCTTTCCGTGGAGCAGGCCCTAGGTATGATGAATGTCGACGGCGAACTGACTGCCAAAGAACTGGAGAAACTGAAAAGAATAATTGACAAACTCCAGGGCCTGACTAAGGAGCAGTGTTTAAACTGCTAGCCGCCAGCGACTTGACCCGCTGTGGTCGCGGCGGCTTGGTTGTTACTGAAACAGCGGTAAAAATAGTCAAATTTCACAACCGGACCTTCACCCTGGGACCTGTGAATTTAAAAGTGGCCAGTGAGGTTGAGCTAAAAGACGCGGTTGAGCACAACCAACACCCGGTTGCGAGACCGATCGATGGTGGAGTTGTGCTCCTGCGTTCCGCGGTTCCTTCGCTTATAGACGTCTTGATCTCCGGTGCTGATGCATCTCCCAAGTTACTTGCCCATCACGGGCCGGGAAACACTGGGATCGATGGCACGCTCTGGGATTTTGAGTCCGAAGCCACTAAAGAGGAAGTCGCACTCAGTGCGCAAATAATACAGGCTTGTGACATTAGGCGCGGCGACGCTCCTGAAATTGGTCTCCCTTACAAGCTGTACCCTGTTAGGGGTAACCCTGAGCGGGTGAAAGGAGTTCTGCAGAATACAAGGTTTGGAGACATACCTTACAAAACCCCCAGTGACACTGGAAGCCCAGTGCACGCGGCTGCCTGCCTTACGCCCAACGCCACTCCGGTGACTGATGGGCGCTCCGTCTTGGCCACGACCATGCCCCCCGGGTTTGAGTTATATGTACCGACCATACCAGCGTCTGTCCTTGATTACCTTGACTCTAGGCCTGACTGCCCTAAACAGCTGACAGAGCACGGCTGCGAAGATGCCGCACTGAAAGACCTCTCTAAATATGACTTGTCCACCCAAGGCTTTGTTTTACCTGGAGTTCTTCGCCTTGTGCGGAAATACCTGTTTGCCCATGTAGGTAAGTGCCCACCCGTTCATCGGCCTTCTACTTACCCTGCTAAGAATTCTATGGCTGGAATAAATGGGAACAGGTTCCCAACCAAGGACATTCAGAGCGTCCCTGAAATCGACGTTCTGTGCGCACAGGCTGTGCGAGAAAACTGGCAAACTGTCACCCCTTGTACTCTTAAGAAACAGTATTGCGGGAAGAAGAAGACTAGGACCATACTCGGCACCAATAACTTCATCGCACTAGCCCACCGAGCAGTGTTGAGTGGTGTTACCCAGGGCTTCATGAAAAAGGCGTTTAACTCGCCCATCGCCCTCGGAAAGAACAAGTTTAAGGAGCTACAGACTCCGGTCCTGGGCAGGTGCCTTGAAGCTGATCTCGCATCCTGCGATCGATCCACGCCTGCAATTGTCCGCTGGTTTGCCGCCAACCTTCTTTATGAACTTGCCTGTGCTGAAGAGCATCTACCGTCGTACGTGCTGAACTGCTGCCACGACTTACTGGTCACGCAGTCCGGCGCAGTGACTAAGAGAGGTGGCCTGTCGTCTGGCGACCCGATCACCTCTGTGTCTAACACCATTTATAGTTTGGTGATCTATGCACAGCATATGGTGCTTAGTTACTTCAAAAGTGGTCACCCCCATGGCCTTCTGTTCTTACAAGACCAGCTAAAGTTTGAGGACATGCTCAAGGTTCAACCCCTGATCGTCTATTCGGACGACCTCGTGCTGTATGCCGAGTCTCCCACCATGCCAAACTATCACTGGTGGGTTGAACATCTGAATTTGATGCTGGGGTTTCAGACGGACCCAAAGAAGACAGCAATAACAGACTCGCCATCATTTCTAGGCTGTAGAATAATAAATGGGCGCCAGCTAGTCCCCAACCGTGACAGGATCCTCGCGGCCCTCGCCTATCACATGAAGGCGAGTAATGTTTCTGAATACTATGCCTCAGCGGCTGCAATACTCATGGACAGCTGTGCTTGTTTGGAGTATGATCCTGAATGGTTTGAAGAACTTGTAGTTGGAATAGCGCAGTGCGCCCGCAAGGACGGCTACAGCTTTCCCGGCACGCCGTTCTTCATGTCCATGTGGGAAAAACTCAGGTCCAATTATGAGGGGAAGAAGTCGAGAGTGTGCGGGTACTGCGGGGCCCCGGCCCCGTACGCTACTGCCTGTGGCCTCGACGTCTGCATTTACCACACCCACTTCCACCAGCATTGTCCAGTCACAATCTGGTGTGGCCATCCAGCGGGTTCTGGTTCTTGTAGTGAGTGCAAATCCCCTGTAGGGAAAGGCACAAGCCCTTTAGACGAGGTGCTGGAACAAGTCCCGTATAAGCCCCCACGGACCGTTATCATGCATGTGGAGCAGGGTCTCACCCCCCTTGATCCAGGTAGATACCAAACTCGCCGCGGATTAGTCTCTGTCAGGCGTGGAATTAGGGGAAATGAAGTTGGACTACCAGACGGTGATTATGCTAGCACCGCCTTGCTCCCTACCTGCAAAGAGATCAACATGGTCGCTGTCGCTTCCAATGTATTGCGCAGCAGGTTCATCATCGGCCCACCCGGTGCTGGGAAAACATACTGGCTCCTTCAACAGGTCCAGGATGGTGATGTTATTTACACACCAACTCACCAGACCATGCTTGACATGATTAGGGCTTTGGGGACGTGCCGGTTCAACGTCCCGGCAGGCACAACGCTGCAATTCCCCGTCCCCTCCCGCACCGGTCCGTGGGTTCGCATCCTAGCCGGCGGTTGGTGTCCTGGCAAGAATTCCTTCCTAGATGAAGCAGCGTATTGCAATCACCTTGATGTTTTGAGGCTTCTTAGTAAAACTACCCTCACCTGTCTAGGAGACTTCAAGCAACTCCACCCAGTGGGTTTTGATTCTCATTGCTATGTTTTTGACATCATGCCTCAAACTCAACTGAAGACCATCTGGAGGTTTGGACAGAATATCTGTGATGCCATTCAGCCAGATTACAGGGACAAACTCATGTCCATGGTCAACACAACCCGTGTGACCTACGTGGAAAAACCTGTCAGGTATGGGCAGGTCCTCACCCCCTACCACAGGGACCGAGAGGACGACGCCATCACTATTGACTCCAGTCAAGGCGCCACATTCGATGTGGTTACATTGCATTTGCCCACTAAAGATTCACTCAACAGGCAAAGAGCCCTTGTTGCTATCACCAGGGCAAGACACGCTATCTTTGTGTATGACCCACACAGGCAGCTGCAGGGCTTGTTTGATCTTCCTGCAAAAGGCACGCCCGTCAACCTCGCAGTGCACTGCGACGGGCAGCTGATCGTGCTGGATAGAAATAACAAAGAATGCACGGTTGCTCAGGCTCTAGGCAACGGGGATAAATTTAGGGCCACAGACAAGCGTGTTGTAGATTCTCTCCGCGCCATTTGTGCTGATCTAGAAGGGTCGAGCTCTCCGCTCCCCAAGGTCGCACACAACTTGGGATTTTATTTCTCACCTGATTTAACACAGTTTGCTAAACTCCCAGTAGAACTTGCACCTCACTGGCCCGTGGTGTCAACCCAGAACAATGAAAAGTGGCCGGATCGGCTGGTTGCCAGCCTTCGCCCTATCCATAAATACAGCCGCGCGTGCATCGGTGCCGGCTATATGGTGGGCCCTTCGGTGTTTCTAGGCACTCCTGGGGTCGTGTCATACTATCTCACAAAATTTGTTAAGGGCGGGGCTCAAGTGCTTCCGGAGACGGTTTTCAGCACCGGCCGAATTGAGGTAGACTGCCGGGAATATCTTGATGATCGGGAGCGAGAAGTTGCTGCGTCCCTCCCACACGGTTTCATTGGCGACGTCAAAGGCACTACCGTTGGAGGATGTCATCATGTCACCTCCAGATACCTCCCGCGCGTCCTTCCCAAGGAATCAGTTGCGGTAGTCGGGGTTTCAAGCCCCGGAAAAGCCGCGAAAGCATTGTGCACACTGACAGATGTGTACCTCCCAGATCTTGAAGCCTATCTCCACCCGGAGACCCAGTCCAAGTGCTGGAAAATGATGTTGGACTTCAAAGAAGTTCGACTAATGGTCTGGAAAGACAAAACAGCCTATTTCCAACTTGAAGGTCGCTATTTCACCTGGTATCAGCTTGCCAGCTATGCCTCGTACATCCGTGTTCCCGTCAACTCTACGGTGTACTTGGACCCCTGCATGGGCCCCGCCCTTTGCAACAGGAGAGTCGTCGGGTCCACCCACTGGGGGGCTGACCTCGCGGTCACCCCTTATGATTACGGCGCTAAAATTATCCTGTCTAGCGCGTACCATGGTGAAATGCCCCCCGGATACAAAATTCTGGCGTGCGCGGAGTTCTCGTTGGATGACCCAGTTAAGTACAAACATACCTGGGGGTTTGAATCGGATACAGCGTATCTGTATGAGTTCACCGGAAACGGTGAGGACTGGGAGGATTACAATGATGCGTTTCGTGCGCGCCAGGAAGGGAAAATTTATAAGGCCACTGCCACCAGCTTGAAGTTTTATTTTCCCCCGGGCCCTGTCATTGAACCAACTTTAGGCCTGAATTGAAATGAAATGGGGTCCATGCAAAGCCTTTTTGACAAAATTGGCCAACTTTTTGTGGATGCTTTCACGGAGTTCTTGGTGTCCATTGTTGATATCATTATATTTTTGGCCATTTTGTTTGGCTTCACCATCGCCGGTTGGCTGGTGGTCTTTTGCATCAGATTGGTTTGCTCCGCGATACTCCGTACGCGCCCTGCCATTCACTCTGAGCAATTACAGAAGATCTTATGAGGCCTTTCTTTCCCAGTGCCAAGTGGACATTCCCACCTGGGGAACTAAACATCCTTTGGGGATGCTTTGGCACCATAAGGTGTCAACCCTGATTGATGAAATGGTGTCGCGTCGAATGTACCGCATCATGGAAAAAGCAGGGCAGGCTGCCTGGAAACAGGTGGTGAGCGAGGCTACGCTGTCTCGCATTAGTAGTTTGGATGTGGTGGCTCATTTTCAGCATCTAGCCGCCATTGAAGCCGAGACCTGTAAATATTTGGCCTCCCGGCTGCCCATGCTACACAACCTGCGCATGACAGGGTCAAATGTAACCATAGTGTATAATAGCACTTTGAATCAGGTGTTTGCTATTTTTCCAACCCCTGGTTCCCGGCCAAAGCTTCATGATTTTCAGCAATGGTTAATAGCTGTACATTCCTCCATATTTTCCTCTGTTGCAGCTTCTTGTACTCTTTTTGTTGTGCTGTGGTTGCGGGTTCCAATACTACGTACTGTTTTTGGTTTCCGCTGGTTAGGGGCAATTTTTCTTTCGAACTCACAGTGAATTACACGGTGTGTCCACCTTGCCTCACCCGGCAAGCAGCCACAGAGATCTACGAACCCGGTAGGTCTCTTTGGTGCAGGATAGGGTATGACCGATGTGGGGAGGACGATCATGACGAGCTAGGGTTTATGATACCGCCTGGCCTCTCCAGCGAAGGCCACTTGACTGGTGTTTACGCCTGGTTGGCGTTCTTGTCCTTCAGCTACACGGCCCAGTTCCATCCCGAGATATTCGGGATAGGGAATGTGAGTCGAGTTTATGTTGACATCAAACATCAACTCATCTGCGCCGAACATGACGGGCAGAACACCACCTTGCCTCGTCATGACAACATTTCAGCCGTGTTTCAGACCTATTACCAACATCAAGTCGACGGCGGCAATTGGTTTCACCTAGAATGGCTTCGTCCCTTCTTTTCCTCGTGGTTGGTTTTAAATGTCTCTTGGTTTCTCAGGCGTTCGCCTGCAAACCATGTTTCAGTTCGAGTCTTGCAGATATTAAGACCAACACCACCGCAGCGGCAAGCTTTGCTGTCCTCCAAGACATCAGTTGCCTTAGGCATCGCGACTCGGCCTCTGAGGCGATTCGCAAAATCCCTCAGTGCCGTACGGCGATAGGGACACCCGTGTATGTTACCATCACAGCCAATGTGACAGATGAGAATTATTTACATTCTTCTGATCTCCTCATGCTTTCTTCTTGCCTTTTCTATGCTTCTGAGATGAGTGAAAAGGGATTTAAGGTGGTATTTGGCAATGTGTCAGGCATCGTGGCTGTGTGTGTCAATTTTACCAGCTACGTCCAACATGTCAAGGAGTTTACCCAACGCTCCCTGGTGGTCGACCATGTGCGGTTGCTCCATTTCATGACACCTGAGACCATGAGGTGGGCAACTGTTTTAGCCTGTCTTTTTGCCATTCTGTTGGCAATTTGAATGTTTAAGTATGTTGGAGAAATGCTTGACCGCGGGCTGTTGCTCGCGATTGCTTTCTTTGTGGTGTATCGTGCCGTTCTGTTTTGCTGTGCTCGCCAACGCCAGCAACGACAGCAGCTCCCATCTACAGCTGATTTACAACTTGACGCTATGTGAGCTGAATGGCACAGATTGGCTAGCTAACAAATTTGATTGGGCAGTGGAGAGTTTTGTCATCTTTCCCGTTTTGACTCACATTGTCTCCTATGGTGCCCTCACTACCAGCCATTTCCTTGACACAGTCGCTTTAGTCACTGTGTCTACCGCCGGGTTTGTTCACGGGCGGTATGTCCTAAGTAGCATCTACGCGGTCTGTGCCCTGGCTGCGTTGACTTGCTTCGTCATTAGGTTTGCAAAGAATTGCATGTCCTGGCGCTACGCGTGTACCAGATATACCAACTTTCTTCTGGACACTAAGGGCAGACTCTATCGTTGGCGGTCGCCTGTCATCATAGAGAAAAGGGGCAAAGTTGAGGTCGAAGGTCATCTGATCGACCTCAAAAGAGTTGTGCTTGATGGTTCCGTGGCAACCCCTATAACCAGAGTTTCAGCGGAACAATGGGGTCGTCCTTAGATGACTTCTGTCATGATAGCACGGCTCCACAAAAGGTGCTTTTGGCGTTTTCTATTACCTACACGCCAGTGATGATATATGCCCTAAAGGTGAGTCGCGGCCGACTGCTAGGGCTTCTGCACCTTTTGATCTTCCTGAATTGTGCTTTCACCTTCGGGTACATGACTTTCGCGCACTTTCAGAGTACAAATAAGGTCGCGCTCACTATGGGAGCAGTAGTTGCACTCCTTTGGGGGGTGTACTCAGCCATAGAAACCTGGAAATTCATCACCTCCAGATGCCGTTTGTGCTTGCTAGGCCGCAAGTACATTCTGGCCCCTGCCCACCACGTTGAAAGTGCCGCACGGTTTCATCCGATTGCGGCAAATGATAACCACGCATTTGTCGTCCGGCGTCCCGGCTCCACTACGGTCAACGGCACATTGGTGCCCGGGTTAAAAAGCCTCGTGTTGGGTGGCAGAAAAGCTGTTAAACAGGGAGTGGTAAACCTTGTCAAATATGCCAAATAACAACGGCAAGCAGCAGAAGAGAAAGAAGGGGGATGGCCAGCCAGTCAATCAGCTGTGCCAGATGCTGGGTAAGATCATCGCTCAGCAAAACCAGTCCAGAGGCAAGGGACCGGGAAAGAAAAATAAGAAGAAAAACCCGGAGAAGCCCCATTTTCCTCTAGCGACTGAAGATGATGTCAGACATCACTTTACCCCTAGTGAGCGGCAATTGTGTCTGTCGTCAATCCAGACCGCCTTTAATCAAGGCGCTGGGACTTGCACCCTGTCAGATTCAGGGAGGATAAGTTACACTGTGGAGTTTAGTTTGCCTACGCATCATACTGTGCGCCTGATCCGCGTCACAGCATCACCCTCAGCATGATGGGCTGGCATTCTTGAGGCATCTCAGTGTTTGAATTGGAAGAATGTGTGGTGAATGGCACTGATTGACATTGTGCCTCTAAGTCACCTATTCAATTAGGGCGACCGTGTGGGGGTGAGATTTAATTGGCGAGAACCATGCGGCCGAAATT